GAGAGAAGACCCTGTGCCTCCACTACGTGTACAGCGTCAGCAAAACTAGTTTTTTTAGAAGCAAAAGAACCGAAAAGAAAGCGAACCAGCCGAGGTTTATGTCAATATGTATCTGATTGGATGCGAGGTCTAACGAATATGGGCGGCAAAGGTAGTGGTGGGCATAATCGAAAGCCCGTTGAGCGCAAACAGCGCATAGGCAACCCGTCTGGAAGGAAGTTGCCCAAGCCCGTGCCTATGGCAGATGTTGTTTCTTTGCCTAGTTCGCATATCCCTGAGCCGCACCGTCAGTTAAGTGAGCGTTATGGCTTACGCCTCTGGAATCAGATTTGGACTTCAGGTGCAGGCTGGTTGAAACAGAATATGGACACCGAACTTGTCTTGATGCTTTGCGAAGTCGTTGATGAGCGTATGCGCTTGCGGGCTATGTTGCTTCAAGATCAAACTCTCTGGCGAGAACGCCGAGCCTTGCGTGAAGTTGATCGTCAGATCATTACCTTGCTTGGGCAGATAGGATTCACACCATCAGAGCGAGGGTTATTGGGAACAGGGGAGACAAACAAGAATGACTTTAGTGACCTCCACAAACGGATTGCCGAAAAGCGTTCAGCCAGCAGATAAGTGGAAACCTGCGTTCTATACGCCACGGAAATATAAGACCACTGACGGTGACGAGATTGTCGAGTTTGCCGAAACACACTTCATTGTTCCTAAAGGCTTTAAGGCTGGCGAGTCTTTACAGTTCACGAACTGGCAGAAGTGGCTTCTCCGATGCTTATATGAACGCACGGATGAGGGCAGGTTGCGTTATCGCAGAGCGCTAATCGGACTACCTAGAAAGAATGGCAAGTCATTGATGATGAGCGCTATTGGCGTTTATTCGATGATTGCTGGTGAGGCAGGTTCGGAAATCTTTGCTGTTGCTAACGACAGACAGCAGGCACGAATTATCTTTAACGAAGCAAAACAGCAAATCCAGAACAGTCCACTACTCAACGCTGAGGCAAAGGTATATCGGGATGCGATTGAGATGCCACGCTTCGGTTCTGTATTCCGTGTTCTTTCTAGCGATGTCAAAGCGCAGGCTGGACTTAACCCGTCACTAGTTTTGTTTGACGAGATTTGGGGCCAAGCAAACGCAGACCTTTTTGATCAGATGTCTCTTGGTTCCGGAAACAGGCTTGAGCCTTTGATCTGTTCGATTACTACCGCAGGCTATGACTTGGACTCTTTAGCGGGTCAGATGTACCAGTATGGCAAGCAGGTTGTCTCTGGGGAGATCGATGACCCAACTTTTGGTTTCTGGTGGTGGGAAGCCCCACCTGATTGTGACCTTAATGATCGCAAGGCTTGGGGTATCGCAAACCCGAATCTTTCGGAAGGCTTACTTGACCCAGAGGATTTGTCTGCCGCAGTCCGTCAAACATCAGAGAGTTCGGTGCGGCGCTGGCGTCTAAACCAGTGGGTCAGATCGCAAGAGTCTTGGTTACCTGTAGGAACTTGGGAACAATGTGTATCGCATACACACGAACTTGACCCTGAACTTCCCGTATGGGTGGGGATAGATATGGCGTTAAAGAGAGACACGATTGCCGTATGCGTAGCGCAACCACAATCAGACCGTGTAGTGCTTAGGGCAAAGATTTGGAATCCTGAGATAGAGGGCATTGATATCGCTGGAGTCGAAGCCCATCTGCGAGAACTACACAACACTTATGAGGTGCGGGAGTTCGTTTATGACCCCGCCTTTTTCGAGCGTTCAGCCGAGGCATTATCTGACGAAGGAATGAACCTTGTAACTTTCCCGCAGACCGCTTCACGCATGGTTCCTGCCTGCGGCAACGCCTACGAAATGATTGTTGCTAAGAAGGTTGCTCACGATGGTTCACCTACTTTTACCGATCAGGTGCTATCTGCGGCCCAAAGAATGAGTGACAAAGGTTGGACTCTTAGTAAAGGAAAAAGCAAACGAAAGATTGACGCCTGTATTGCTATGGTTATGGCGTTAGATCGTGCGACAAGCAAACCAGAAAATCAACCAGCACCATCAGTATTGGATATTTGGTCATGAAACTCAGAGAAGTAATCACAACATCGTTAGAAGTCATCGGTGCGATTTTTGTTGTAGTAGGAATATCAGCCTTCAGTGTTCCAGTTAGTGTTATTGTGCTAGGTGTTCTTCTGATAGTCGGTGGAGGCTTAGCAGCATGAGTTTGTGGAAAAAATCTGAACAGCGTGCGCTACCAACAAGCATTGACCCATATCAGATAACTGCACGCCCGCTATACAACAACTGGTCGGGTGAAATCGTTACCGAGATTACTGCTGTTGCACATAGCGCAGTTCTCGCATCCGTGACTATCCTTGCTGACTCAATCGCAGCGATGCCAGTGGAATTAGTACGCAAGAGAGCAGATCGAATTGAAAGACTCCCAACACCATCAGTATTCCAGCAACCGAACGATCACCAAAATATGTTCGAGTTCGTGCATCAAACAATGCTCACTCTTGCGTTACATGGCAACGCCTACATTTATGCGCCAAGAGGTGCAGATGGACTTCCCGTTGAGATGCGCAATATTCATCCCCACGCAGTCAAAGGAATAGCAATCACCGATACAGGTGAAATGATCTATGACTTAGGCAAGGTGCAATATTCAAGCAAGGATGTTCGTGCTATCCATTGGGCGATACTTCCGAATCAGTTGCGAGGAATTAGCCCGCTAGAAACTATGCGCAACACGGTTGGCATGGGCTTGGCTATGGATAGATTCCTTGCACAGTTTTATGGTGAAGGCGCAACTCCGTCATCGGTGCTCGAAACAGATCAGTCATTAACAACAGATCAGGCTCGACAAATCCGTGACAACTGGATGGAGTCACACTATAAGCATCGCAAGCCTGCCGTGTTACAAGGTGGCTTAAAGTGGCGGAGCATTACGACAAGCGCCGCAGATATGCAAATGCTTGAACATAAAGAGTCAATCATTCGTGATATCGCTCGTGTCTATCGAATCCCTTTGCACCTCATTATCGGTACTGGTGGGGATAATCAGACCTATCAGAACATTGAGGCATTAGGTTCAGCGTTCTTTAAGTACACCCTGCTTGGTTGGGTGCGGCGCTTGGAATCAGCGTTTAGCGAAATGTTGCCACGCCCACAATCTGTGCGGTTCAACCCTGAAGAGTTCTTGCGAGCAGACTTGATGACACGCATTAACGCACAACAGAAGCAGATTATGTCTGGAACTCTTACACCGAATGAGGCTCGTGAAATCGAGAATCGTGAACCATATGAAGGCGGAGATCAATTTGTTCTTGGTGTTGCTGGCACCGTTGTCGCCGGAATTGAGGGTGGAGATTTGCCAACTATTGGTACTGACGCAATCCCACCTGAAAGGTAATTTATGAAAGCGTACAAAGTAACTGTTACAGATACAGTCGTGAACCTTGTTCCAGTGGACAATATCAATCGCCCTGTATATGTGCAGATCGAAGGAAACAACACTGTCTATATTGGTGGCGCAAATGTAACTGCCGCACAAGGTTTCCCGATTGTTAAACACAGTGCGCCTATTCAGGGTGGGCTTGGTGTTGGTGACGGGCTGTGGGGTATCTGTTCATCGGGTCAAACGGAAACAATCCGCATTATCACGGTTGATTCGGACTAATCATGCCTTACGGAATATCACAGAACCAATCTGATTGCTCTAATTGGGCTGCAGTAAAAATCGAGTCAGACGGGTCAGCGACAACTCTTGCCTGTTACGAAACCAAGAAGGATGCGATAGATCGTATGGTTGCACAGTCTTTAGATGAAGGAATGGAACCAGCAGGTGAAGTGGGGCAACGCAAGATGGATAAACGAAATGATGAGATGGTTGCTTTTATTGATTCTGCAATTATGTTGCTTATGCAAGCGAAGTTATCCTATGAATCCGAGGAGATGGAGGATGAACTGGAGGATGAGCCAGAGGAAGTATATGAGGAATCAGAGCGCAGGGCTGTTGATCTTTCCGCACCAGCGTTTATGCGTGCCTCGGCAAAGCGTGGTTTGGCTTTACACGCACAAGGTTTCTCTGGCGATGGTCTAAAGCCTCAGACGGTTGAGGATGCACGCAAAATGGCTGCAGGTCAAGTAACGGAAGCAAAGTGGCGCAAGATTGGGCCGTGGATTGCTCGACATACTGTTGATCTTGATGCGGTACAGGGTGACGAGATAACCGCAGGACTTGTAGCGATGTTGCTATGGGGTGGTGGTGCAAGTAAGTCTTCAGCACGGAGAGCGCAAGAGTACGCAAACCGTGTTGTTGAAAAATTGGATTCCGAATAGTAAGGTGAAAAGTTATGAGTGAACTTGTGCAGTGGATAGCAACTGAAGTTGATGAGAAGCGTAGTATTGCGTATTCAAATCTTGAAGTTCGCTCGGAGAACGAAGGCAAAACTTTAGTTGGCTATGCGGCGGTCTGGGATTCACCTTCTGAATATATGGGATTCACCGAGTTCGTAAAGCGTGGAGCATTTAGCAAAACACTTAACGATGGTGCAGATGTTCGTTTGCTGATCGATCACGAAGGTGTACCTCTTGCCCGTTCTAAGTCTGGAACTCTTGCCCTAGAGGAAGATGAGCGTGGTTTGCGTGTCGAAGCAGAACTTGACCCGATGAACCCTGATGCCGCAAGAATCATGTCGGCTATGAAGCGTGGTGATCTTTCGCAAATGAGTTTCGCTTTCCGAACGATCAAAGACAACTGGAATAATGATCGATCAGTTCGTGAGTTGCGTGAAGTTCAACTGTTCGATGTAAGCGTTGTAACCTTCCCTGCCTATGAGCAGACGGTGGCAGAGTTGCGCAACCGCATCGAGGCTGTTACTGTTGCACCAGTTTCTACTTTGAGCCTGAGAAAAAATCAGGTTGCTTTGCAGAAACTTCGCAGCCGTTAGACAGCCGACTGAATAAGTCACTGACCTCCTAACACTGAAAGGAAAACACATATTCAAATCAGATGATCTTGGAGGTCATTATGTCATTTAGTAAATCACTTATTGAAAAGCGTGATGCTGCACTTGCAAAGGCTGAAGCCATTGTAGAAGCCGCACAAGCAGAAGCCCGTGAACTAACCGCAGAACAGGATGCAGAAATTGCCGCATCGCTTGACGAAGTTCGTTCACTTGACGAGCAAATTGCAACCCACAGCGAACTCGAAAAGCGTTCAGCCGAGGCTGCAGAACTCCGCAAGGAAAAGAAGTTTGATGCAGTTGCAGCACCAGCAGTAGTTAAATCTGAGGCTCGCACCTACTCACCAAAGTCAGAAGTTTCATTTGTTGCTGACGCATACGCTGCACAGTTCAACAACGACTTCGCCGCAAAAGAGCGCCTTGCCCGTCACATGAACGAGGAAAAAATTGAACGCCGTGATGTAACCAGCGCAAACTTCGCTGGCTTGGTTGTTCCACAATTCCTCACCGACTTGGCTGCACCATTCGCTCGTGCAGGTCGCCCGTTCTTGGATGTTGCTCGCAAGCATGAACTTCCAGCATCAGGTTTGACCATCAGCATCAGCAAGGTTACAACTGGATCAGCAACCGCAGTACAAACTGAAGGTGCAGCAGTTCAGGAAACCAACATGGATGACACGAAACTCGATGTTTCGGTAGTCACTGTTGCTGGTCAGCAGAATGTTTCCCGTCAGGCTCTTGAGCGTGGCACCGGAATTGACTCGTTGGTAATGGCAGACCTCGTTTCTGCATATAACACCAACTTGGATTCGTTGTTTGTAACTACTAGCGCAACATCACTAACCAATGTGATCTCGCAAGTTGTCACCTACACTGACGCTTCACCATCTGTTGCTGAGTTGTATCCAAAACTGTTGGATGCTGTACAGCGAATTCAGACCAACTACTTCGGTGGACCAAACTTCATCTTGATGCACCCACGCCGTTTGGCTTGGATTCTTTCAGCACTTGACACCACGAACCGCCCATTGGCAGTACCAGTAGGCAACGGTGCGTTCAACGCTGTTTCAGTTGGTCAAGGTTCAGTTGTTTATGGCAACTCTGGCTACACGATTGCAGGCTTGCCTGTCATCACGGATGCCAATGTCATTACAACCAACGGTGCAGGCGCTAACGAAGATGTCATCATCATCGGTAACACGCAAGAAGCACACCTCTGGGAAACAGGCGATGGTTCCCCAATGATGTTGCGCTTCGAGCAACCAAAGGGTGCTGAACTCGATGTTCAGATGATCGTTTATGGTTACAGTGCGTTCACTGCTAACCGTTATCCAAACGCTTTCGCACTCGTTGGCGGAACTGGATTGGTCACACCAACCTTCTAAAGCCGATAATTTCATTTCGGATTAGAGCCGAAAGACCGCCAGCACTTTTGAACGGTGTTGGCGGTCTTTCTTTTTATACCGTGTATGATCTGCGGTATGAATAAACACATTGAAGCACTACTAGTTGAGCGTGAAGGATATGTGCGCAGAGGATTAAAAGACCGTGTAAGCGCAGTTGATTCCGTGCTCAATTCACTTGGATATAAAACAAAAGAAACTCAAGTTGAAACAGCATCTGTTGAACCTACACAAGAGCGTGCTGTGCGTAAGGCTGCACCAAAGCGCAAGGGATAATAAATGGCAATCGTTAATGGTTATTGTTCTCTGCAGGATGTGAAGTCTGCTCTGCGCCTTACAGACAATGTAGATGACGGACTACTAGAAAAGGCGATTGAGTCTGCATCTAGGCGCATCGATGGTTACTGCGGCAGATTCTTTTACAAGACAGCATCAACAGCAATTAATATCTACCCAATTAACGAGTACCTATTGAGGATGCCAGAGGATTTAGCAAACAGCACGGTAACTATCAAGATTGACACTGCAGCAAACGGCACATATGCAACCACGCTTACGCAAGGTGTTGATTACATCCTTGAACCAACAGATGCTTCGCTTCGTGGCTACCCATATGTCCACGCCCGTATGGTTGGCGGTGCAACATTCCCGTTATTCACTATTCCTTCATTCCCTACTTGTCAGGTGACGGGATTCTGGGGTTGGAACGCTGTTCCTGCTGATGTTTCTCAGGCCTGCGTACTTCTTGCTATGCGCCAATTCGCCCGTCTAAACGCCGCACTAGGTGTTGTCGGATTCGCTGATATGGCTCTACAAGTTCGGGCTGTTGATCCAGATGTGCGTGACCTTCTTAACCAGTATGTGGTCTTTGGGGCTATCTGATGCCAGCAACAATTTCGCAAGTCGCTACAGGGCTTCAGGCGAGGCTTGCAACGATCTCAGGCCTGCGCACCTTCTCGTATCAGCCTGAGCAAGAGAACCCGCCATTTGCCTACCCAGAGATCAACAGTGTTGATTACCACAGAGCGTTCTCAGGTGGCGATGTGGTTATGAACTGGACTATTTATGTTGTTGTTGGTCGCTGGCTAGATCGAACCGCACACGCCGCACTCGATGACTATCTTTCCTATTCCGGTGCAAAGAGCATCCGTGCCGCAATAGAGGCAGACCAAACGCTTGGTGGTGTATGTTCAACTTTGATAGTACGCTCAGGTGCTGACATAACAAGTCTTGACGCTAATGGCGCACAGTTCTTGGTTATCCAATTACAAGTTGAAGTTCACGGATAGGAAAAACACATGGCAAGTTACAAAGTGTTAAGCGACAGGTTTGCTCTTGGAGAAAAAGGAAAGACAGTGGACAGCGATGCGCTTATTGGGTGTAACATTGAGGCGTTGGTCGAAGCAGGACACCTCGCAGAAGTCAATGCAAAAGTTTCAAAGTCAGTTACAAGCGAACAGGATAAATAATCATGGCTCAAATCGTTCTTAAAGATGTTGGAATCACAATCAACGGCACAGAATTGTCAGACAGGTCAAACTCTGTTGAAGTCAATTATGAAATCGAGTCAGTTGAAGTAACAGCATTTGGTGGCAACCGTTCGTTCGTTGGCGGTTTGCAGAACAACACTTGTACCGTTGAACTGATGCAGGACTTTGCAGCAGCCAATGTTGAAGCAACAATTTTCCCGTTAGTAGGAACACAAACCACGCTTACTTTTGAGCCTGTCAAGTCTGCTGGCGCACCTTCAGCAACAAACCCTACATATACGATCACGGGAGCATACCTAGCAAGCCACACACCTATTTCTGGTGGCGTTGGTGAAGTAGGTATGACCTCGCTGACCTTTACTGGTGGAACGCTGGTCAAGACAGTCGCATAATTAAAATAAACAACTAGAAGGAGACTGCAATGAAAATTGCTTTGACAGTTGAGTTTAATGACGGTACTAAATCTGATGCAGATGCGGTATTCGCCGACTTTGTTGCGTTTGAAAGAACTTGGCAACGATCTGTAGCACGATTCGAAACAGAGATTCGTTTAACAGACTTGGCTTGGCTTGCTTGGCATAGTGAAACACGCACACGCAAAACAAATCTAAAGTTCGATCCAGATTGGATTAACACAGTTACTACTGTTGAAATGCGTGAGGAAGTCGAAGCCCCAAAAGCCGATTAGGTGACGATTCAGCACACTGGATTGTCGCCTTCCTTGCGTGTGAAACAGGTATTGCGCCATCAGCGTTACTTGCTGAGGGAGATGTGATGCTTCAAGCGATGTTGGACTATCTGACAAAGAAGGCTGAGCGTGCTAACCGCAGGCGGTAGTACAATCATGCGCTATGGGTATCAAAGTTGATGTTTATGGTGTTCGTGAAACACTTATAGAACTACGCAAGTATGAGCGTGAAACATACAACTCTATTGAGCAAGACTTAAAAACATCAGCCCAACCTATTGCTGCGGCGGTTGGAAGCGAGTTCCCTGACAAGCCATTAAGGAACTGGCACGGTGGAACTAGACGAAAAGGAAAAGCACGGTTGCCTGCATATAACGGTGTTTCAGCAAAAAGCAAAGTTCGTGTCGCTGTTTCGACTAAAAAACCAACTGGCGTTAATCAGCACGGGCTTATTCGCTTACAGCAAATGGATGCTGGCGGTCAGGTATATGACACTGCTGGTTCTGATATCGGTGGCGCTCGTGGAACTAGCGCAACCGCAGGTCAAAGATTCGTTGCGAACCTCGACAAACATACAAGAGTTAAGACTAAACAGGGCAGATACCGTTCCCGTGTAATGTATCCTGCAACCGAAAAACATTTGCCACTAATCGAAAAAGCAGTTGAGGTTTCTATTCGCAAGATTGATGGTGAAGTACAGAAGCGATTGAACGGATACTGATATGGCAGTTGGCGTAAATATAGTCAGTACCTTTAACAGCAAAGGTATCGACAGGGCAATTAAAGATTTCCAGAAACTTGACGGTGCTGGAAACAAGGCTGCATATTCATTAAGAACTTTTGACAAGGCTTTAACGAATGGCGCTATAAAACTTGCAAAGTTTGGCGCCGCAACTGCGGTAGTTGGCGGGATAATTGCTAAATCGTTAATTCAATCTGCATCTAACTTGCAGGAATCAATAAGCAAAATTAATGCTGTATTCGGTAGCAGTTCAAAAACAATTATTGCTTGGTCAGAGACAACAGCGAAAGCGCTTGGCATATCGCAACAGACCGCATTAGAGGCTGCAGGAACATATGGCAACCTTTTTCAAGCGTTCGGAATAGGCGCACCACAAGCGCAGGAAATGAGCATCAGGCTCGTTGAACTCGCCGCAGATATGGCTTCCTTTAACAACGTGCCTATTGATGATGCCTTGCTTGCTTTGCGTTCTGGTCTATCTGGAGAAACCGAACCACTAAAGCGATTTGGTGTTGCGCTTAACGATGCGGCGCTAAAGAACAAAGCGCTTGAGATGGGGCTTATTTCGACTACAAAAGGAACTTTGCCGCAGGCTATTAAAACTCAGGCCGCATACGCACTGATTCTCGAACAAACCTCAATCCAGCAGGGAGATGTTGCGAGAACTAGCGATGGTGTTGCGTTCAAGATGAAGTCATTTGGCGCACAAGTCGAGGACATTAAAAGCAAAATCGGTACTGCGCTGATTCCTATTTTCTCGGCTTTAATGTCGTTTCTAAATGACAGAGTAATTCCGGTGTTCCAAGAGTTCGCAGACATTCTTGGCGAGGAAGGGCTTGGTGCGGCGTTCAGATATTTAGGTGGTCAGATAGTTAATGCGATTGGTGGCATGGGCGCATTTGGAAATACCATGCTCGTACTAGTTGGCGCTTTTGTTACTTTGCGCACTGCGGTAATTGCATACAACGCCACTATTGCTGTTTTGAATGTTCTAAACGCTTTAGCCAAAGCAGGGTTCTTAGGAACAACTGTTGGCGTCTGGGCGCTAAACGCCGCAATGATCGCTAACCCTATTGGTCTAGTTGTTGCGGGAATTGTCGCCTTGATTGCTGTCATCGCAATTATCATTATCAAGTTCAAGGCTGTGCGTGACGCAATCGCAAATGCCTTCGGGTGGTTAGGGCAATTATTTACTGGCTTCAAAAAAGCCGAGGAAGGCGCTAATGCCGCAGCAACTGGAATCAATAGGGTCAATGCCGCATTTGAGGGTTTAACTAAAAAGCAACTCAAAACATATGACACCAATAGGAAGTTCTTTCGAGATAGCGAAACTGGCGCATCTAGATTGCGTTTGGAAATAGCAAAAGGCACGGGAAGTCTTGAGGGTTTTAGTAGCGCTACAAGTGGGTCAGCGAAAACAACAGAGACCGCTAAAGAGAAACTTGGAAAGTATATTGATGCGTTGAAGGGTATGAGTTCGGCTCAGAAGTCTGCTCGTGACGCTGATAAGTCTTTGTTGAAGTCTCGCACGAGTCTTGCTGATGCAACACTAAAACTTACTGATGCGCAAGCATATTTTAATCAGGTAGTTGCTGGTTATGGTGCAAACAGCAAGCAGGCGAAGGATAGACAGTTGGCTTTGCGTAAGGCGCAGGGCGCTGTTGAGCGTGCTGGTTACGATGTTGAGAGTTCGGTGTTTGCTGTTACTCAGGCCGAAAAGGATTTGGCTGCAGTTCGACTTGACCCTGAATCCTCGCCGCAGGCTATTCGTGAGGCAGAGATTTCTTTGGCTGAAGCAAAGTTGTCTGTGAAGGATGCAACTGATGCTCAGGTTGAGGCAACTGATGCGCTTACTGAAGCCGAGACTTTGTTAGATGAGGCGATTAACGGTGCGAAGGAAGGAAGCGATGCCTACACGGAGGCGCTTGACAAACTTAATGACGCTAAGAAAGCGCAGGTTGATGCTACTGATGCTGTAACGGAAGCGATTGAACGCCAGACTGAGGCAGTTGATCGTTTGCGTGAGGCAGAGGAGAAAGCGCAAGCGGCACGAGTTGGT